TAAAAAACCCCTTCAATATTTCTGTTGAAGGGGTTTTTTTACCTTTATTTAAGGTTTACGCCTAAATCACGAAGTTCGCAATGCTCATACGGGCATAGAACTTGGCTCCCTCACGCAGCAATTTCTTGCCATATCTCGTGAGTAAACTCTTACGTGGGCAAAAGCTCTCTGGATCGAGAACAACTGGTGTCTGTGTCAATGGGACGTACGGGCAATAGAAATAACCCGAGTCCATGTATGAATCTCCCTTATACCCAAGTAGCATCTGGCTGGTTGGGAATAGTGGATCTTTGTACAGTCTCCACCTTGCATTTACTGTTCCGACATATTGAATGCCGAGAGAGCTAGTAAATGTTTCGCTGGGGGCTGGAGCAAAACCGGCTGTTGCAGTCTCAAAAATCGAGGCTACTTCAGGGGAGGTTACCAACCAATTACATCCACCACGCAATGTTTTGCGATGAACAACATTAGAAATTTCAACCACTTTAATATAAAGTGATTCATATTTTTCTTTAATCGTATCGCCAAGGGCTGTGTTGAAGTCCCAGCTAGAAACCGTACCGGCATTATTACGGAGGTCCGTAAGAACTTCACGGTCAATTTCCAAATTAATTTCCTGAGCGAGAACGGCAGTTAGCTCGGCCTCAGCGTCAAGATTGTGCTGACTTCTCAAGTCCTGTTGAGCTTCATAGCTCCAAACTGCCTTGAGTTTACGAGTCTTGGCAGCGACTTCTTCGGATTCAATAACTAGATTGATTTCCGGGAGGTCAGGTTGGCATTCCATATTATATTCATAGTTGACTACAACATGGTTTGGTCCTGGGGCTTGATCCCATGCAACCACCAATTCGCCAGTAGCAAGATTTACCGAGCTTCCGGCAACAAGTGGGGTAGCGACTGGAGCGCCAATAACAGTTACAGTGAAAACACCAAGCTCACTTACTGCATAGGTAGCTACAGCTACGGCTCCGTCAAAAATCGTACCAGTCATGGTTCCGGCTAGAACTGGTGTGTGTTCTAGAGGAGCATAAACCGACGTTACATCCAATCCGTCATCCGTTGAGGATGTTTCGTTCTGGATAAACTGATGGGTATAATAGATATCCAAATTCCCATCACCGCTTGCCAACTGCATTAAGCTGTTAACATCGTCACCAGGGAATCCGTCATTATTGTCAGCACCACGGGTTGCGCCCTTGTTGCTGGAATATCTAAACCTCAAGTAGTAAACCAACCCAGTCGGTCCAAGCAACGGCTGGACGGACACGATTTTATTCGCAATTAATTGCGGATAAATACGACGAACCAACGGGATGCTGATTCTTTTGAATTGGGCAATATCACCAGTGTCGGTTGAAACTTCATTAAAGAGTCTCTGGTTCTCAAGCATAACGGCTGTGCATTTACGGACATAATCGTTGTCTAAATCACCAGGGATACCCTTTGCGGCGTTCCCTCCGACGCTCTTTAGCAAGCCTGTCTTGCCCCAACGAGCTTCGCATTCTTTTGCTTCATTTAGAAGTCTTGAATTTCCACTAAACATTTATAATTACCTCAATTATTTAACTTATTTACCGTGGAAGGCCATTTTTTGAACGTATTCTAAGTCTAGCCCTTCCATTACCGGCTCATCATTTGTTTCTTCTTTGGCTACTTCCGGTTCGCCTTGATGTTCCGCAATAATCTTTTCTTCTTCTTTGTTATCACGAAGTTGTCCTCTCCCCTGCACATTCGCTGCCTTTCTGACTCTTTCTTTCTGTTCATTCAATTTTTGCGCATTAGCATTTTGGCTGTTATATTCCTTTAAAAGGGTAACGGCCTCATTTAGCTGTTGCTGCATTTTTGTATTTTCTGCGGAAATACGAATATTTCTGCCTTCCATCATTTTGACTTGTGATGTTAGTTTCTCAACCTGAGAATGAGCTTCCTCTAATTTCTGACTGGTAGCAAAGCTCAATTCCTCTTCGGAGAGATAATCGGAAGCCAATTCTACGATCTTGTCTAGGACAACTTTATGTTCTGCCATACGTGGATCGTTCATAGCGTCACGATATGCATTTTCATAAATTTCTTTGCCCTTAAGTGACAGGAATTGGTCAACCTTATCAACGATGTATTCTTTAATATCGTTGAGCTTGGTGTCATATTCCTCGTACATAGTAGCTTCAAGATTAGAGTTCTTGCCACGTTCCTCAAGGATCATTTTGTATGCTTCTTCATACTGTTGTTCAAGCATCTTCTCAAATTCTTCTTTCATGGCTTCGCCACGATTATTTTGATCCTCAATAATAGCATATGCTTCGGCATATCCTTGTTCAGCAACTTTTTCTGCATCAGCTAGTTCCGCAGAAAGTTGTTTATATGCTTCTTCTAAATTCTTATTATATTCGGCTTCTAGTTCTTTCTTTGATTCTTCAATCATAGCCTGAACCGCAGCAGCCACTTCATTTAATTGCTCTTTTGGCAAAAGCTTACCCAATGCTTCTAATATTTTATCCATCGATTAACCTCGCTTTAAGTTCGGTAGTTTTGTTTCTAATTAGCCCACCCAAAACGGCTACTAACACTTCACTATTATGTATGCATGTAGCTTCATTTTTAGGAGAAAAATTATTATAATTTTCTGGTGTGCTTACATCTTCCCTATTGACAATACGTTGTTGGAAGGCAGCATAAGTGCTTGGATCTGCTACTGCATCAAATGTAATTAACTTATAGCTTTCACCAATAACAAGGATACCATCCTCATTAACTTTCCCATTACCAACGCCTCTAGAACTAATACCAACCCGCACACCGTCTTCAATTAAACTTCTTAATACCTTTCCACACGGAGTATTAAGAATCTGTCCTTCACCCATTAAAGTATTGCCTTCCCACCATAATTTTGTTATTAAATGGGAGCAATCTTTGTAGTGAACAATACTATCAGTTGGATGATCTAGTTCTCCAATCAGACCTCTGGTTTTTACAGTCTCAGAGAGTCTTTTTACGTTCTCGTCAAGAATGCCATACGGATACATTCTTTTGTTTTTATTTACAGCTTCCGCTTCCTGAAACTTACCTTTAAAGGTTAATAAGCCTTTACCACCGGAGCGAGTAGCCGCTGACTCATGTAATTCGCATTCATTGAGCAAAAAGCCCACATTCTCAACAAGGAGACAATCACTGTATACCTTGCCAGGAATGCACTGATGTTCTGTAAGCAAATGATATTCGTGCATATTGCTCCTTATTGTTAGTTATCAACTACTAAATCGGCCTCTTTACCTTTATTCATTTTATAGGTTTGAGGAGTTTCAGCCTTTGGAACATACGGGTTCTGTAAGCTTGGCCAAGTTTCTCCTTGGACTTGTGTTAGTCCTGAATCCGAATTCTTATCAACCCCTGGTTCGCCCTTTAATGTATAATCACCAAATGGCTTCGGAACATAAGGATTAGTTAAATCTGGAACAACATCAGGACCGCCAACATTAGACCATGATTTATTTCTCATTTGATCGGCTAGACCATTCTTATAACTCTTGCCATCACTTACTGGTGCGGTATCGCCCCAGTCACCTAGATATTTACCAGGAATTCCATCAACGGTGGCTTTCTTAGCCATTGCTGGGTGGTCTCCGGTTACGGTATGATGTACTGAAGTAGATGGATTCCATTCGCCAGCATCAGATAGATTTGATTCAATTAAATCATAAATCCATTCTGCGACTTCTTCAGCAAGATCAATATCTGGCTCTAATTGGCCTTCACAAGTAGCTGCTAGGTCATGCAAGTATTCCTCTGCCTCTTCCTGTACAATCTCATCACCAGTTCTTGAGACGTGCTTATAAATTTCGCCTACTGCACTGTAAAGATCATAAAAAGCTTGCATTTCAAGAGCGGTACTTTCATCAACGTGTTGATAGAAACTACCAACTGCTTCTTGGAAGCACTCATATGCCTTGCAGTCTTTGCAATTAGCTAATTTAAGAATCTTTTCAACACGATCAGCATGAATACCATGAGCAGTTCGTAGAATTCCCTCTGCCATGAAGTCACAAGTTTGGTCGTCATAATTGACAACATTAACTGTCTCTAAAGCTTCTTTAATCATGGAGGCCAACTCATTCTGAGTTAAATAGAGGAGATTTGGCCACTGGGTTACAACTGCTTCAAGAGTTTGTTGTAAAGATTCACTATCATTAAATGCATTATGTCTCTTAAGTTCGGCCATTGCCTTGCAGAAATCTACGCTTTCGGATAGTTTCTTGCCTGCATCACGACAATATTTAATTTCAGTATTTATTGTTTTCCAATTGAAACTTAGGATCTTGCCTTCATTTCTAATTTGGGTTGTTGGAATACGGAGGGCTGTGACATTGCCTCTTTCGTCATAACGAGCAGAGCATTCCTTTAACACTGGACCAAGCGATACATAATTAACATAACCCATTACGTTTTCACTAATGGTGTTAAGAACTTCAACTTGTTCTTTCATAAAGCCAAATCTCTTATGAGCAGCCTGTCTCATTAATTTGTTTCTACGTTTCTCACTAGCAGACTTTAACTTGCTTCTGCGTTTCTTGCCCTTCATTCTCTTGGTAACAACGCTAATTGGCTGACTCTTGGTAGCATGTGATTTCTTTTTAGCAGGAACATATCCAGTGACAACTATTTTAGCACTTGGGCCGCTGCCAACTTTCTTTGTCTTTGCTACCAATCTCTTTGTTTTTGCCTTAAAAGACTTGGTTCTCGCTTCGTTAAATACTCTCTTTGTTACATTTAAGTTGATATATTCTTCAAATATATTTTCTGCCTTTTTTTCGTTGCCTTCCAATAGTTCTTCAACCATGTTGGATAGCACGCCCTTGGCATGTTCTTTTTCTTGAGCTTCGTCAAGAACCAACTCTTCAATATTTTCTAAAATTAAAGAATCGGGTGAAAGGTTGTAAGTTGCATATATGTACGTGTCATCCGGGGTTGAATACACAACATTGGATTCTCCAAAACAATAAAGAGATGCACCATTTACTTCTAGCGCTTCGGCTAGAATATCTTCGGCTTCCACTAATTCAGCTTCGGCACTGGAAAGTGACTCTTTTTCTATCTTGGCAAACACGTCAAAATCAATAAGTTTGCGCTTCATATTTATTAACTCCTTAAGCCGATGTTAATTGCTGATCTTACTCTGATCTACTTTTTATATATTAACCAACCGCAATTTTTATTAGCCCAAATAAAATAACAGATTGCAATTATGTTAGTATATATAGTTATGCAACAGGGGTTTAAAATGAGAAATTTTAGAGATTACGTACTTTTACGAGACCACGACCATTCTTTGGCTTTAGATGGACGCCATCCAGAGGATACAAGAAGAAGTGATGAAGCTGATGCACTTTTGTATCAAGCTTGCAAAATGTTCATAAGAAAAAAGCCAGAAGCTTTAATGGGTTTTCTTGAGGATCAGGGGGATGACGAAGTTCGTAATGTAATTATGAAAATAAAAAATAGCAAAGGCGGATTAAACCTTGGAAAAGGTCTAGGAAATATAGGAGGTGACGACCTAGAGAAATTCAAAACCCCCGAAGCAGATCGTGCCGGAAGTCCCGAAGAAGGGGGCGAAGGTGGAAGTGGAGCAGGATATTAATTGTCAATTACCCCTACCCTAAAGAGGTTCAATAGTGGTTCTCGTTCGCTTACGCTCACTCATTCCACTATTGAACTTTCCTTCGGAAAGTAGGGGCTTGGATTGGCTACTTAAAATGTTTTTAGCCAACCTCTTACAAGAGAAAGA